CGGGGTCGGTTGCCCGCGTATTGTGTAGTACTAGTTTGTACGAATCTTTTAATTGAAAACATTGTCTAATATTGTTTTAATTTCAGTATTGGATTACGAATCAATTGTGATTGTCTGTTTTTGTTTTAATTTCATTTATGAACAATCTTTCCTGTCTCAACCTTGTACCCAGTTGAGTGATTTTCAGTTTAAGAACTGTTCCGACATTTACTACAACATCATTTAGTCTTACATGTGATTTTGTATGACCTGATTGACGGTAACCTGTCTTTTAGCTTTGTGAGTTTGCAAGTTGGTTAATATTCTGTGTGAATAGAAAGCTTGCTTGTGTTTGTTTTGTTGTGTTTTTTATTAGGACTTTAAACCCTAGTGTTGTAATCCTGTATTTAATCTTATAGGAAGTGTAATAGCGCCTGTGTAAAATGCCCGATCAGGGTTAATATACCATTTATATCAACTGGCATTGATTTATTTGGACCAAAAATATTATTTATTTGTGTTTGTATTGTGTTACAGTCCCTCCAGTTTTAGTACGTGTTTACTTATAAACGCACCTTCGGTGCCCGCTGGCATATTTATTTATGTTGTGGGAACTTCCGTCGCGTCCTCTAGATTAACTTTGATGGGGGTGGGCGCTGGTTTCAGCGAGTAACTTTTTAGCGCCCGGTAGGACCGAATCCACCAGTAGAAATTTAAAAAGCACCGGATTGCCGCGACGCTCTACATATATGAACTACAATGGATTCTCAATTAACGAATTCTACGATCCACAGGATAGCGCCTGTGCAAGAAGCGGAAGCCCCGCAGACTAAGGTTTGCCAGAACCTGGTCGCCATCATTGTGATGGTTATTTCAGCGATTTTTGTATTATCTTTTTATCTTTTAGCTATGTTTTATCCTCAAGGATGGCCCTATGTTTTAATGAGTATGTCTTTATGTCTTACTCTTTATTTCATTTTTGAACGATTGGTTGAGTTTCACCAATTGTTCATGGGTCGAGAAGTCCGGGATCCAGAGAGTATTTCCATTTATCTTGATAATATTCAGGATGGAGGAATGCGATTTGCTGTGCCATTGAGTTATCCTGATGCACGAATTTCTCGGCCAGATAGGCGTGAGATGAATCGATTGCGGTTTAACGAGAAATTGAGTGTTAAAGATTTTAACCGGCTATTTAACTCGCGCAATATATCCAAGTTACATTACCATGCCGGTCACAATATCATCGTTCAGCTATATGGCTCGACGAAGATTGGCTCGCATGAGTATCCATTTCCTGTATATTGTAATCAGCGTCAGTTTGTTAATTTTCTTGATCTGGTTGAAAATCATCCTGATAGACGCATCTTATTTATGCAAGGAAAGCTTACGAGTGATATGTATCATTCATTTCGCTATATTTGGGCTAATGTTCCTTTAGCGAGTGTCAGATCCTGTGGGACATGTTGTACATTCTTCTTTGATTTCTTGAGTACAATTTCTATGTTCTTCATCTATTTATATATGATGCTTTCGCAACCTCTGATTCCTGTGTGCGTGCCTGTCAGTAATTATTATCATTATTTGTCTTATCCTATCTTTCAGGTTTGGATGAATTTGACTATGTTTGGGTCGAATTCTGGCACCTTATATGGGATAGTAGCAGTTATAAATGAGGAAACGTTTAAACCATTATTGGGCTGGATGCTTGGTAATCAATTTGCAGGGCATTGGTCATTCGCGTTGATGGAATGGATTGTCCGAGGTCACCCTGCAGATTGGGTTATAGGATTGTTGCCTCTGTTCATGCATCTATCTATATCGAAGTTCTCATTTCCGGTTCGTGTTTTCTTACACTTTACCTATAACTATTTTTGGTTTACTGAATTAGGATTGAGGACGACGTGGTGGATGTATGATATGATGTATTTTAATCCGAACCCTATGAATGATCATCCACATCTCCATCAGTATGATAATGCAACGTATGTAGGACCTATGATGCCTCTTAATATTAAAGCTGATCCTGCTGTATTCGGTTGTTTTCGACGATTTAATAATTTTATTTATCGAACAACTAGAGAGTCAGTGGCGGTTATGCGTAGAAAAATGAGCCTGGTTCCTGAAACCTTGGCTGTGTATCGTAGTGATTTTGATTTGGCTCTCGAGAGATTTTATATTAATTGCTTTGCGACGTTCGAACTGGGCGTTGTAAATGTGATTTATGTACCATTTATTGAAGAGATCATTAAGAGTTATATGGATCCCATGTTGTTTGCGTCATTAGAATGTTTTGCGAATATCTTTAGAGCAGATTCTAGTGCTTGGCTACAGATATTAGGACCTTGGATTCCATTTATGTTCCATGTTTATACCATTCCTTATTCGTTTTTAAATAGATTATGGATGCATATGTTGTGGAATTTTATGTGGTGGTTATTGAGCACTTTCCTTCGTGATCCCTTTGAAGTATTCTATGCTAGCACGTTTAGTATTTTTCAAGATTTAGTCACTAAGACTAGCCATATAGAAGAGATTTCTTTTGCTTTGGATGTTATGTGGAAGATTTATCACAAAGATGTGATAGGGCTGTCATTTTCTGCCGGTATGCGAGCCGGTTATCTGAAGGTCTTATTTACGAGATTATGCATCAATGAGCCTCAGGATTTGTTGGAAGTAGTTGGTGTAGGGGAGTCTTTTGAAGCTTTTGGTCCGCGTGAGGCAGCCCATTCAGCACTAAATGCTCTTTCTGACCTACTTCCTGATTATATCTCTAAATCTCCTTTCACTCGGAAAATAGCAGCTTTAGTGATGTTATTAGTTTCTATTCCGATGTGTAGTGATAGCTACTTTGTTAACTTTTTGAGGCGTTTAGTTCAGTGGGACTCTTTACCTGAAGGTGGTTCCATTTTGGATATAGCTATTAGTAGTATACAAGCTATCTATGGAGCTGTAATGAGATTGTCGAAACCAGGAGCATCGTGGACTGATGTATTTGACTTGCCTCGCGATGTAAAGTTTTTGACAGAAGCTCGAGTCTTACTGTATGAAGAAAACAGCACCGATACTCGTGATGAAATAATGGCTAAGATGAAGCATGCTGAGTTTCTTATAGAATCGCGTAAATTTAGATATTCTGATTCAATTATCTCGCGAAAGATTGATGAGCTTGGTAATTATATTAAGGAACGACGTATGTGGCTTAAGAATAATGTAGCGAGATTGCAACCCATGCCTATTGTTCTTATTGGAGATCCTGGTGCTGGCAAAACCGTAATTAATACGAATTTAATTAATGTTTTGGCTAAGCTCCACGAGTTGAAAAGGTTTGTTGGAGACGTTGTGCAGTATAATATATCAGATAAGTTTGCGGCGGAAGGCCCTGGAAATTTGAATCAGGACGCTTTTGCAGTAAATGTTAACGATATGCCTAGTAGCTATGAGCAGTATCGACAATTAGATATGATTCCTCTGGATATATTCCTTCAGCGAGCTATTGACACTGCAAAATTTGATATTAAGGCTGCTGCTGTTGATGCAAAGGGTATTGCTCTGAATAAGGTAAAGTATTTGCTTATGTCGTCGAATTACAGCGAATTTGTAGGTTGTGAACCTGCTAACAAACTTGAAAGGCGTATGGCGACAGGGTTGTGTGCCCGTGTTTTCTTTGAGGATGATTCAGGACGCAGTTTGAAATTTGCGGAGGTTAAGCATCTGCCGCAAGGAGTCAGGAATAAATATACTAGATTTATGATTGGAACGTTTTACACTCAACATACTCGATTTGGTTGGCTATTCTCAGGTGAGAAAATGGGGGTAGCTCAATTTGTGCGTTTATTGATAGAGAAGTCGAATGCACATTTTGCAGCTGTTGCCCGTGACAATACTATTTTTGAGGCTGCTGAAAATACGTGTGGTTGTGGTTTGTCCCATATGCTGCATGTTGCAAACAATGGCCATCGTGATTATCGAGAAATTGTGCGACCGGGGATATGCGATTCAATAGAATGGACTCAACATTACGTTGCTTCTCTTAGACGGCTTGATGTTAAATACTTTCCTTCAGGTGAGAATGTGAATCCACCAGAGAGTTATGTCCCTGAGTTGAGGGTCAAGAAAAAAGATAAGACTTTTGGTTGGGATTTAGATTATGATGTTCCAAATAACCCTACGGTTGCTCATAGCAGTGAAATTCTGCATGTGGTTGGATGTATGGCATTAGCTTTGTTGTTAGTGGCTCTGTTCCCTTGGTTTCTTAGACATTTGAAGAGAAAATTTCTTGAAAAATTTGGAGAGCAGATCAATTATTATTTGGATCGCGCAATTACCTCGCCACTTTTTGTTCCATTTGTTATGGACATTCGTCTTAGACGGAGAGTGTTGCATAGTACGGATAGGGAAGAAGCGGAGAGAGCTTTATCCATGATGCAGACATTTTCAAGGATACGTCTCTTTTATTACAAGCATAAGGAAGCCCTGCACTTGACATTAGGTGTAATAGGGGCTTATGGGATGTATAAGGTTTATAATAAGTCCCAACCTAAGGCTGAGGCTTTTGGTAAGCCTTTATATCCCCACAATACTGATCTTAGTGAATTTAGTTTAGCTATCCCTGAAGAGAAACAGAACTGGACTCCGGAGCAAGTTCGTAGTTGGAGTAAGGCTGATACCAAATCGCAATTTCTCAAGCTTGAGAAAACAGGCATGGGATTTGAAGATATTCAGAAGATAGCGAAGCGCAATACTGTGGAAGGAGAGCTTAAGTCTTTAGAAGGCGGGATTGATTGTAGATTTGTTTATTTTGGCCCAGATTGGATCGGATTTAATAAGCACTATTTATATACTAGAATAGATAATAATCCTGAAATCCCCTATTGGAACCAGGCAAATTGGAAGAAAATTTCTTTTCCTATTCAGATTGTAATCAACAATCTCGAAAGATCGTATCGTGAGGATGATATTTATTACACTGATGAAAGTGAAATTGTGCTCGTTAGGAACTTATTTGATAAAGCCGTATATCCACTTTATACGCTCTTACCTGATGAAGTTAACGATATTTCTTTTACTGTATTTAATACCTCGACTAATAAGAGTGCGATATGTAAACAATCTTCTTATCATTTACCTATGTTTCCAACTCACCGATTTAGGTCAGTGATGTGGCCGGAGACGTCTAAGAAAGGCGATTGTGGTACTATTATCCTTGGAAATGTGCCTAAGGGGTGGTTTGTGGCTGGTATTTTGGCCGCTGGACGCCCTGAGGTGGATATCCTCGGACGCGTTACTAACTATACGCATGGTTCACTGTTTACTAGATCTATGTATGAGTCAATATCGATACAATTTCCTTTTCCAGATGTTGCTTATCATGAATTTTCTGGAGAGATGGGTAGAATTGAATTTGGTCCTTTGGCCCCTAATAGTGATTTGAGGAATGTGTCGTATCCTCTGATTCGGCCTATTGGAACGCTTAAAGAGTCGAATGCATCCTTTCACACCAAGATTAAGAAGACAAGATTATATGATTTGGTATCTTCGAGGTTGAGTGAGCCGTATGGTGCTCCAGGGAAGTTAAAAGGAGTTAATGATGAAGGAGAATATCGTTCGGCTTTTATGAATTTCTTTAGGAATGTTAAACATTTTCGCTTGCCTTGGGGCTTAGCCATTGATTGTATGCGTGCCTACCTGGATGATGCTTGCCCTCCGAGTTTTATTAAGCAACGGAGTATAAAGTTGCGGCCTGCAACGAAAGTTGAAGCTTTCTTTGGTGACCCTAATATCAATCTCGACCGTATTGATTTTAAAACGTCTGTGGGTCGAAGATGGAGAAAGTTAGGTATCAAAGATAAGTATCTCTTGTTTGATTGTATTGATAAGGAAAATGATCTTTGGAAGGTTAAGAGATCGTTTGTGGATGCTTGTGAAGAGTTGTTAGCATTTCTTGATAGAGGCGTCTGCCCTGCTCTTCAAGTCGATTTCTCGCCAAAAGATGAAGTTAGAAAATTGCGCAAGATTTTGGAATATTTTATCAGACTATTTGGTGTAGTTGGATTTGATTTCAATTATATCATGCGCATATTTTTAATGCCTTTGATAATGTTCCTCATGTCGTATCCCGAATTTTCTGAATGTTATGGAGGAATGAATGCAGGTTCTAAGCAGTGGACAATGTTGGCTGAGAGGCTTAAGAAGAATCCATTTTTTATAGATATGGATTTTTCTGGTTTTGACGCTTCACATGAGACGGTGATGATAGATCTGGTAGCCATGTTCTTTTATTTGATGTCTATGAGGATGGGCTATGATCCCGTTGATCAGAAACGAGTTTACTACCTTTGCAAAATGCTTAATGTGCAACTTGTAATTTTTATGTGTGATCTCTTTGAGAAAGAGTTGGGTTTACCTAGTGGCATAATAATTACGTTGATTTTTAATAGCATCGTTAATTCCATTCTTATGAGAATTGCATTTGTTTATTTGTGTGGAAAGAGTGCTTGGGATTTTAGAAAATATGTTGAACCAGCTACTACCGGGGATGACAACATTTCTTCTATTTCCGAAGAGATCATTGAGCAATATAACATGGTCACTATAGCACCAGTTTATGCTTTATGTGGCTATACTGTAACTCCAGCTGATAAGGAGAAAGGCATTCGAGCTCACATCCCGTGGGAAGATGCAACTTTCCTGAAGCGAAAGTTTGTTTATGACTATGAGATGGGACTTTATTTAGCCCCTATAGAATTGGATTCGATTTACAAGTCATTTTGTTTCCAGATGAGTGATGCTGATGTGAGTGCAGATGTGAGACTTAAGGATGTTGCTTTGTCAGCACAACGTGAAGCTTTTATGCATGGAAAAGTATTTTTCCACCAGATGCAAGGAGATATTATTTCTTGGTTTAAAGCAACCGATCTTTTGCATGTTTTGATACTCCTTAATTATGATGATATTAAGGAGGAGTTTGTCACGGGTACGTTCCGAACTTATATGTGTTCTAGAGATTGGACACAGTTTGGGAATGCTCGTGAATATGGGACATCTGAGTGATGTCCGAAAATCGCGTCCTGAGTGGACGCGTCGTTAGGCAGTAGTTGGACTGCGGCCTAGCAGAGTGCGCACCGGAAACTTAAAGGTGAATGGTTATGAGTTGGCCTAGGGTGGATCTAACTTGAGGATCCAAATCGGGACCGTACCCCGTGAAAAATTTGCGGTCCAGAAAAATATTGAGAGTTTTTCCCTGAGCTGTATGCACCCAATAGAAATTAATTTCTTTTCTTTTATTGGTGGTGATCTTCAGTTCTTGTATTTGAAAAGGATCCCTCCCTCGAGATTGCGAGGTCTCGTGGAGTAGGTTATTCTCGTGCCGAACTTAATAATAATGCGTCCGCTCAACATGCAGAATCTATTGGAGATAATGCGGACGTTGTTCAGACAGATTCTGCCCTTACTATTATGCCCAGATTGAGAATCGGTGGGGTTGCGAGTGAGCAATCCCAATTTGAGCAGTTCCTGACACACCCTGTTAAGATTAATCATGATACCTGGTCGGGCTCCACGCTTTTGTCCGGAGTTATTGCCAAGGATATCGTGCAGTTATGGAAAACATCACTTAGTACTAATATGGCTAAGAAGATTGCTTCGTTATGGTATTTCACTGCTACCCTGAGGATTCGGATAGTTGTGCAAGGCTCTGCTCAATCTTTTGGAAAAATGTATTATACGTTTACTCCAAGAGTTCAGAACGTTATGTCACAACCCGCTACTGGGTCTTTGGCTGCTGGACAGTACCATAATTGTGAAATCGTTCCACATCTAGTAGTTGATCCATCAAAGAATGAGACTTACGAGTTGGAGCTTCCTGTTTGTTCGCCAACTGGGTGGTATCAGATTGCTTCAACCAATAATCATGGTTCGTATCAATTGGAAAGATTCATGCTTAATCAGATTTTGTCAGGAACAGCTCAAGCAGGAACTTGCAACATATGTATGTATATGTCTTTGGTTAATCCTCGGTTTGAAGGTCTTACAACTGGTCTTTCTTCTGACTTTGTTGCTGAGAAAAAGGCTTCGGATTATGTTCAAACGGTATCAACTATGTCTGCTTTGGCTGCTCCAGTTGCTATGGAGTTTTCGCCAGCTGTCACTCTATTTTCGCAGGTTACTGGAACTCTTGCCTCTGTTCTCCGCTGGTTTGGTTTTTCTAAACCACCAGCTTCAGAGCATCATGTTTTTGTTACTAACCGTAACTGTGACAATTATTCCCAGATTGAAGGAACTAGTACTGCCATGGTGTTGGGAGCATCTCAGAAACAGTCTATGTCAATTCATCCTGGTTATGGTAATTCGACCCTTGATGAGATGGCTATTTCTACGCTTATCAACAAGCAATCATTACTGTATTCAACGACTATTACATCGGCTTCAGCAGCGGAGGCTGCGTTAAGTGCGTTCGTTAGAGTTTCCCCGATGACGTGCTATACCTATACAGCTCCCGGAGCCGCTAAATCTTTTTCGCCTATGGCGATGTTTGCTTCATTATCTACGTATTGGTGTGGTGATATTACATATCGTATAGAATTCGTTGCTTCAGTGTTTACTCGTGCTTCTATTTTAGTTGCATGGGACCCTTACAATTATAGTGGAACTCCTCCTTCTTTTGCAGATGCTGTTTCCATTTTGAAGAATGTAACAGTGCAGATTGTTGGTAACACCGCTATTGAATTAAGAATTCCATATAAGAGTTACATGCCAGCGCTCCTTAGTGGCACTCTTAGTGCCGCCAATGCTGCATCTAACGAAGCTTATTCTAATGGAACAATCTTTTTCTTTGTTGTTAATCCTGTTCAAGATAATGGCAGCACTACCCCTACGATGTATATGAACATCTATGCCCGATCAGATAATATGACGTTCTTTGCACCAAGTCTTGATGGCAACTTGGATTATACAGTAGATGCGGAAGCTTATTCAGATGATTTCTGTCCATCAGCCAGTGTTGATTTTGGCCCTAAAACAGATTTGTCTAATATACATACGCGTATTGTGGGAGATAGTCCTCGAACAGTTAAAGATTTTGCGCTTCGAATGAACAAAGTAACCTCAGGAACTGTCGCAGGTAATAATACTGGTGCTATTAATTCCGTTCAACTCGGAGCCCCTAATGTGCCTCTATATATTAATGATAGAGTTTCAACAGGTGCCACGCACAACTCCTATTTTGCTTGGATGGCTACTGGCTTCCTTGGTTACCGTGGTAGCATGCGATATTCTTTTAAAGCATGGTATGCTATTTCACCCGTTTCTAATACAATGACGCGATTTACTTATGGTGTTTATCATCAGACTCATGGAATCGGAGCTGCTGCGTATGTCGCTACTGCACAACATGCCAGTGGTAATGATTTGGAAAATGCGTACGCTTACACCCATATGCTTGATAGTATAGCTAATAGGTTGGATGTATCAGCTCCTATGATTATTCCAACAGATTTTCTAGCTACTCGATCTCAAGCTAATTCCTCAACGGATGAACTGATTTTTGTCGCTAATGTTGATGGATCAGACGGTAATCTAACAGGCTCTACAATTAGTTTTAATTTATATCAAGGTTGTGGAGATGATGGTGTTTTTATGTGGTTTTTGGGCTTTCCACTTACAACAAATTAGAGAATAACTGTGCCCGCTTAGCAGCGGAGATATAAATAGCAGAGTAAATTTATACTCGCCTCTTATGGCTGCACGCTTTGAAGGTAGCAGTGCGCCTTGTATATATATGACGTTTAGAAACCGCTTTAAGGGTTGCTGATTTCTATGTACATACTAGAGCTTAAGCCCAGTGATATGTTTGTGTTTAAACATTGATGCTATACCTTTAGGAATTGAATTGATTCCCGCCAATGATGACAGGGGCAAACTGTCGGAGGTGCC